CGCCAAGTGGGAACCCGTGACCGTTATCACCCTCGGCGAAAAGCAATATCAGATTGAGACGCCCATCGGCGAGCCGGAGCAATGGATTCACCCGGCGCGGATCGAGTTCGACTAAAAAAAAAACGGGGAGGCGTGCAATCGGTACTTTAGTACTATTGCATTCCTCCTCGTGATCTTTCATACTGAACTCATGAACGACACGAACAAAGTCCAATGGATCAAGATTCAAACCGGGAAGCCCGACGCGTGGATGCTCAAGCTCAATGAGAAGACCGTCCTCGGCTTCGTTGAGAAGTACAAGAACACGCGCACGGAAACGCATCCCTTTAAGGTCTTCGGCGCGAAGCTCAATCCCGAAGGTAACGGCTTCCAATACGATTGGGCCGTCTTCTCCATCGTCTACGGCTCCAAGCTCGAAGCCCTCGGCGAAGCTCTCAAGGCTTGCAAGCCCATCACTCTCCCGGAGGGCCGCTAGTATGGTCACGATCTTCGAGACGATCCCGGACGGCGCGGAAGCCTATGAGGTTTCCGCCTCGACCGTCGAAGTCGCCGCCGATATGGGGCGAGGCGTCGCCGCCGCTTGGACGCGCCGGGGATGGGAGACCGATTTCCTCGGCGTGATTCCTCACTCCGCCAACGTCGAGATCGACATGCGGGACGGCTCCCCGCGCCAAGCAGTCAAGCGCGACGGATTCCGCCCGGTCCTCAGGGTGAAGCCGTGAAGAAATACACGATACAGATTCTCACGCGTTACGACGCGTTCGCGAACAAGCTTCTCCGCTCCTATTTCACGGTGGAGTGGAGACGCGTCGAAGCCGCCTCCGCCGACGCCGCGACGAGCCTCGTTCATCTCGGACCATACGAGGCAATCGGGAAAGTTTGCGCGAACCCGTAAATCGGTACTTTAGTACTATTGCATTCCTCCTCCTGAAAGCCGATACTAAACTCATGAACAACAACATCAACATCGAAATCATCACCACGAACGAAGACGGCTCCGAGACTGTCGAGACCGTCGCCGCCGCCGTCGTCAACTCCGCCGAGGAACTCGAAGCCTTGTTCGCCCGCGCCGCCGAGAAGCGCGTCGCGTAAATCGGTACTTTGGTACTATTGCATTCCTCCTCCTGAAAGCCGATACTAAACTCATGAAGACGAACACGATCAAGAAAAACGACCTTTGGAAGATGGCGGAAGCCCTCGGACGGCAAGCATTCGCCGAAGGCCGGGCGCATGCTCCCGTCGGCGGGCCGGAAGGGATGAACATGATCCGCGAATATCCCGGCAAAGGGAACGCGGTTCTCATTCTGAAGGCGTGGTCTCAGGGATGGATGCAAGCGATGTTAGATGTTCCCGTCTTCCATAACGGCGTACAAATCAATACATGGCGCAATCGGTAACGATTGCGTCTTCTCTCGAAAGGCAAAGGACTATGAACTTCTTATTTTCTCCCCAACAAATCGACACGGAGAAGGCTCGCCTTCGCGCCGTCGCCGACAAAGCCCATGAAGCCTACCCGCAATACGCGGGACATTGGGACGGTCCCGAGTGGAAACTCGGCATCGTCGTCAAGAACGTCAAGACGAAGACCGGGCTTGCGTTTCAGGTCAACGATTGGATTCTTGTGAAGGTCTCCGGCGTCATCCCGTCGGGACCGTATTCCGGGATGCTCGGCTTCACGGGTTACTCGTTCCGTAATGGCGTCGATACGGCGCTATTGCAAGAGAATTTTCGTTTTGTGGAGGGCGTCGAATCATGGGCGTAACTCTCTTCGGGAAAGCCGTCGCGAAGCGGGCGCTTGAAATCGCGCTCGTCGGGGATCTCAATATCGCGCTCGTCGGTCCTCGCGGCGTCGGCAAGCGTACCACGTTGACCGCCTTCGCCGAACTCTCGCCGAAGGCGCGAGCGGTCGATACTTGCGCGTGTGGAAACCATGGCGCGATCCGCCGGGCTTGCACCTGTCCGCCGCGCATGCTCTATAGATGGCTCCGCCGCTTCGATCTCCGCATCGCCTCGACCGCCGAGATACTTGTCGAGGTTCCCGAGCCGACTCATAAGGACATGGCGGCTCCGCCTCAGGATTCCCCGGAATGGCTCGCCGAAGCCGCCGAGCGTATCTGTCGCGCAAAGTTTTTCGGCTTAGAGAACTACACCCTCGAACTCTCCGACGACGCCGCTCGCCGGACGATGGAACTCGCCGCCCGGAAGCTTGGCTTCTCCCCGTGGCGTTACGAGGCCGTCCTTCGCGTCGCGCGGGCCGTGGCGAACCTCGGAGCCTCCCCGACGCTGCAAGCCCGCCATGTGGCGGAAGCGGCGCAATACGCCGATCTCTACTACATGAGGCCGGAATCCTTGGAGGCGTCAAAATGAAAGCGCCCTACATCTGCCATATCTCCCGGACGCGCGTCGTCTTCGGACTCGCGCCGGGAACCGTCCTTCAAGAGGCGACGCTCGCCTATCGTCTCATCGTCGCCGGAGAAATCCCCGTCGCCGGGGAGTCGCGGGATTTCATGAAGCTCTCGGGAGCATGGGCCGCGCTCAGTGGGGCCGAGACCGTCGCCGAGTTCATGCGGTCGAGCATCGACACGCGCCGCCTCGAAGTCACGCTCGTCGAAGTCGCCTCCGGGAATGTCGTCCGCTCGACGATCTACAATCCCCAAGAAGCCGACGTTCTTCGCGCCGGAGCGTGGAAACGGAGAATCGAAGCCCTATGAAAGCGAAACGCGCCGCTTGTAAGGAATGCCCTTTCCGCCGGGAGGCTCCTCCGGGATGGCTCGGGAGCAACACGCCCGAGAACTTTGTCGCGAACGCGCTAACGGACGCCTCGCTCGCGTGCCATACGTCGATGGATCAGAACCTCAAGGGCCGGGCATGGAAGAAAGCCGAGGCCGAAGCGCCGCGTTGTTTCGGGGCGCTTACCCTGATGAGGAACGAAGTGAAGATCCCGCGCGATCCCGCCGCCGCGAAAGTCGTCGCGAAGATTCCGCGCGATCCCGTGAAGTTCTTCTCGAACCGCGCCGAGTTCATCGCGCACCATCGAGCCGCCCGGATCAAGTCATGGGAATTTTCGCCGGACAGCTACCCCGACGACGATGACGAAGAAATTTTCGACGACGACTAAAATCGGTACTTTGGTACTATTGCGTTCCTCCTCATGATCCCGCATGATGGACTCATGAACAACGTCACGCTAATCAACGCCGCCAACGCCGCCGAGACCGTCCTCGAACTCGTCGATCTCATGAATACGAACAACGCCCTCGGGACCTCGACGCCCTACGCGGGTTATCAGGTGACGGACGTTCGCCGGAAGTTCACCCTTCTCGACCGCGTCCTCACCAATGGACAGGTCTCCGCGTGTTTCATGATCGACCTCGCGACGGGCTTCGTCTACCACGCCGACGGCTACGGCAAGCGCGGGCGCATGGCGGGAACCCTCGACAGTGTCAAGGCGTCCTATGTCAAGGCGAACGCCTCGTATGACGCCCGGCGTAATTCGGTACTTTAGTACTATTGCATTCTTCCTCCTGAAAGCCGAGAATAAACTCATGAACAACGAACGCAACACCAAACGCGCTATTAACTGCGAGATCCGGGGCGACTACGACTTCACGGCGGGCGTCGAGCTTCCCGCCCGGCGCGGTCACGCCTATGACCTTCTCATCTGCAAAACGGGCATCCTCGCCCGCGAGGTTAGCTCCGGCTATAACCTCTTCCGCCGTTGGGGTTCCGACTTCTACCTCACGAATTGCACTTCGTCGAACCGCTTCAACATCGAGAACGATCCGATCACTCAGGCCGAATACGCCGCCGCACTCGCCGCCCTCACGCCGGACGAGTTCCGCGCGGTCCTGAACTCCGACGCGAAAGCGCCGAAGGGCCGCGCCGCGATCCAATAATTTTCGAGGAGGAATAAAATCAGTACTTTAGTACTATTGCGTTCCTCCTCACGATCCCACATAATCAAAACATGAAAACGACCTACGAAGTTAAGCCGATTGCAAGCCGCCTGATGATCGTCCGCACCACGGGCGACGACATCTTCATGATGTTCACGGGAAGCGCCCGCGCCGCGAAGAAGTTCGTCGCCGGGCGCTCGCTCCCGATCTCCAACGAAGCCATCGACGCCGCCGCGAAGCGGGGGAAGGTGAACCTCGATGCCGCTTACGCCTAAGCCGCCCGCGCCGCCCGCGTCGGCGGCGCATCTCAAGCGCTCCGACTTCTTCCGTGTCCGGGAGCTTGACGATTGGGGACATCTCCGATATCAAGTCACCATCGGGCGGAAGACCTTCGACGTAACGAAGGCGCTCGAAAGCCTCGCCCGGAAACGGGCGGAGATCCTCGTCTTGTTTCCCGACGGCGCAATCGAAGAAGCCCGGCTCGTCGGCGAGGGCCGCGCGGAGACTATCAGCGATATGGGGAGTTCCTACACTGTCCACACGACCGCTTACCGCGTCCGCCTCAACTATCGCGGCGTCTCGACGCTCATCCCGCTCCCGAAGGTCTTCGCCTTCTTCGCCTTCAAGCGGACGCCGCCGAAAGATTCTTCAGGCGAAGAGTAAAATCGGTACTTTGGTACTATTGCGTTCCTCCTCCTGATGATTTATTCTAGGATCATAAAGGACGACACGAACATGATTATCAAACTGAACAACAACACTTTCATCGCCGCTTGCGAGTTCTCTCAGAAGGACGAAGTCAAGAACGCGGGCTTCCGCTGGAACCGGGAAGCTCGCCGTTGGGAAACGCCTCACGTCATTGCCGTCAAGCGCCTGAAGGATTCCCGCGCGGGCGTCCTCGCGATGGACGAAGAGGCGCGAGAGTTCTACCTCGCCGAGATCGACCGCTTCAATGCCCGCCCGCGTTGCGGACGTTGTGCGGGGACGGGGAAATTCATCACCGCCGTTGTCAACGGGCAACCGACGGGGCCGGGCGGTATCTGCTACCGTTGCGAGGGATCGGGAACGCTCTCCGCCCGCGACGAGGAGCGTAACGACAATTACGACCGGGGCGCGATGGCGCGGGCGTTTCGTGAGATGCTCGGCTAACGCCGGGCGTCTCTTCAGAAAGGAAAATGAACCAATGCCCTACGAAGTGATTCCGACATACTCCGGCGGCTCGCCCGCTCAAGTGGACGAGGCAACCGCCCGGCGCGTCGCCTTTCAGGAGAAGGAAGCCTATGAGCGCTATGTCTCCGGCTTCTATGGGGAGGAGGAGCGGGAACGCGCGGAGATTCGCGGTCTCGGGAATATCGTCTTCTCTTGGACCGCGCGGGGGAAAGAGTTCCTCGTCGAGGACATCATCACGGGCGAGCATGCAACACGCCGGACGCCCGTCCCGCGCGAGGGCTTCGACATCTTCGCGATGCACGTCGAGGACGCCAAGCGCGGCGTCGTCGTCCGGCTCCCAACGGGAGAGCGCGGCGTTCTTCTCGCGCTCGCTCGCCCGCATGTCCGCGCGGTTTGGCTCGTTCGCTGCGAGTCCTCCCGCGCGGTTCAGGAAATAGACATCAGGAAGACGACGAGCGACGCAATGCTTCGTCAGAAGGCGGGGCAATAATGGAACGGCATACTTGGAGTTATGGAACGCTCGCGACGTGGAGAAACTACTCCCTCCGCCTGTCGCGCCGCTTGACGAACGCGGGCATCCCCGACGTAACGCGGGAGCACCGCGAGTTCTACAACGATCCCACTACGGCACGATGGGAGGTTTCTTTCCCGGCTTCCCATCTCGCCGCCGCGACGCGGATCGCGGATTCGATGGATTTCCCCGGCGACAGGCTCCGCCGCCGTCAAGGGAAAATAAAAAAGGTACTTTAGTACTATTGCATTCCTCCTCGTGAATTCGTATTCTAAGAGTGTAAGGAACACACGACAATGAGCAACAAACAAATCACGAAAGCATTCAACAAGGCGGGCATCTATCGCGGCTTCGTCGCCACGAAGGGCGAAGTCGAACTCTTCATTGAACTCGGCGACACGAAGACCGCCAACGAGAAGGCGACTCGCCGCCTCTTCCGCCGCGCCGTCGCCGCCCTCCGGCTCGCCGGGGCCGATTGGAGCGCCTTCCGCACGGGATACGGCGCTTGGATCTTGGCATGTGGGAAAGCCGCCGCCGTCGCCGCCCGCGCCGCTCACCGCGCGAACGCTCTCGATCAATTCGGAATCGAGGGCGCGTAATGCTCGGCGAATTCCCCACGGACGACAGGGGCGTCTTCGCGATCACGCCGGAGATGCTCCAAGCTTGGACGCCTACCGTTTCGGCGTTGAGTCTCCTCGCCGGGGCGCATATCGAAGCCTTTCAGGAAGCGCATGCTTCCACGAGGCCGGGGCGACGCGTGAAGTATATTCGCGTCATGCGTCAACTCATTCGGATCGCGGGTTATCTTCGCGGCGCTTGTCCGCGCACCGATCCCGCGCACGATATTTCTTTCTTCGCCGAGACGCAGGGGCAAGCCCACAATCACGCCGAAGCATACCGTCAAATTAAGGAAGGGTACCAGATGGGAAGAATCACAAAAAAGACATGCCGCAATTGTGGCGATGAGTTCGAGCGGGCCGCGAGCGCGGCGCAACACTCGGCGCTCGTCTTTTGCTCCCGAAGTTGCTACTACGAGAAGACCTTCGGGCTCACAGAACAGGCGTTCCTTGAGCGTGCGGAGACCATAGACGCGATGCTTCGGGGCGGATGGACTCAAGCAGCGGTAGGGGCGAAATTCGGCATTACACGGCAACGCGTGAAGGCGATTCACGACGCCTACCGCGCCGAGACGCCGGAGGTTATCGCATGAAGAAGCTCACCACGAAAGATAAGCCGACATTCCGCGAGACGAGCGCCCTCGCCGGGGAGCATCCGATAGTCGTCGGAGTCTCCGCCGCCGAGATCCTCCTCGGCAAGAAACGCCATTCCCGCCGGGCTTACTTGCGGCTCCCGGTCGATAAGGTCTTCGCCAACGCCGAACGCCTCCTAAGCGCCGAGAACGTCATCGAGACCGCCGCCGAATATAACGGGAAGAAGCTCCGGCTCGTCGTCCGCCCGTTCTTCGTCGAGATCGGAGAAGAGGGCGTCGCGCGGTCGAGCTTCTACACTGTCCCCATCACGCGCATATTTCAGATAGGGGCGGAACTGAAAGCGCGAGCCGACAAGCGCGAGCGCGATGAAGAGAAGAAGGCCGCGAAGGATGCGGCGAGAAAGCGGAAAGCATGAAAGACCTCGACAAGAAACTACAAACTGTAATTCCGGGGAAGGATATGACCGCGTTCCCCGATGTTGCCGAGATCGCCTTCCGAACTTTCCTCAAGCGGCTCCGCGCCGGGAAGTCGGACGGCGTTCACTTCTCGTTTCAGGGAGCGCTCATCATGATCGTCCCGAAGGACATGTCCCGATGAGCGCCGCCGCCTCCCTCACGATCCGCCGGGGAATGTGGCTTCGCCGGAAGAACTCGGAAGTCCCGCAATACGTCGCCGCCGTCTTCAACGACACGAAACACGGCTCGATGATGCTCGAACGATGGGGAACTATCGGCGAGCGCCGGGACTGCGAAGGCGTCGCCGGACAGATATTCACGATGAAGGACGCGGGCGAACATTGGGAAGCGGTTTCCCTCGACTACGTTCGCAAGCTCGCCCGAACGCTTCCTTCCCTTCAGAATCTTCTCGCCGCAAAGAATTTGTAAATCGGTACTTTAGTACTATTGCATTGTTCCTCCTGAGGGAGCATTATAGATTCATGAGCAACATGCAAACAGCAAACACGATCCTCGCGCAACTCGGCGGAAACCGCTTCGCGGTCATGACGGGCGCGAAGAACTTCATCGGCGGCGAGAACACTCTCACCTTCCGCCTTCCCGCCCGCTTCGCTCAGAAGAGCATCACGGGCGTCCGCGTGACCCTCGACCTCGTCGCCGATCTCTACAAGGTCGAGTTCCTCGCGATTCGCGGCTTGAATGTTCGTACCGTTTCGGAGTTCGACGGCGTCTATGCCGAGGACCTCCGGGACTTGTTTGAAACCGAAACCGGACTCTACACGAGCCTCGGCACAATGGGCCGCGCATAAGCGCCGCCCTTCCTCAGGAGGGAATGCAATCATGACCTATCACACGTTCGGAGCGAAAGATCACAAGCTCCTGATTTCCACGCCGAGCCGCGCCGTCGCGATGGAAGTATGCAAAGCGTACAAGGAAGGAACATACGTCTCGTATATCAAGAACGCGGACGGTAAGGAAGTCGGGAACTCCGTCGAGGGATGGACGGACGGACACGTCACCGTGTCGGAGGCGATTCAAAACGCCCTTACCTTCTTAGAGTCGCTCGGCTACGGTCCCGGCGGCGACGTTCACGACGATCTCGCGATTGCCCTAACGAAAGTTCGGCGCTCGCCTGTCCCGCTCGGGGAGGAATTTCTCTAATGTCTTCACGCTATCAGTCACAAGAACGAGAAGCGCTCACGCGTAATTTGCTTGACGCCGCTCTCACGCTCCGCCGCTTCGTCACGCGCGGCGCAACGTCACCCGATCCGGGACCGACGTTCCGCGATCTCTACGAGGCCGCTAAGGGCCGGGACGGGGATCTTCTCGCGTTCCTCGACACGATCAAGGCGCTTTCGGAAGCAACGATCCCGATACAAGCCCGGACGTATCGCGGGACGGGGAAAGTCACGCGCCGAATTTGATAGACTAGCTTCGCATCCCTCCGAAGGAAGCAAAACACAAAGCGCCTCCGCATGCCGGGGGCGCAAGTGTTTTAGGGGACCGACGCCGAGCCGCGTATAACTGAAGAGATGGAACAGAAATTGTATCTTGACCCTGTCAAGGTCCGCGCATGGCTTGCGCTCGCCGCCGTTATCTTCCTCCTCCTCCTCCTCGGGGGAATACCGAAGTACTACAATTGGCTCCGCCGCGAGGCCGCGCGTACCGATGTCGAGATACGGCAAATCCTCAAGGAAGGCAAGTAATGAATCAAGACTATGTAAAGGCCGCGACGCGGACCGAATGCACCTATGACCGCTACGAGCAAGAACTCGCGAAGGGAGACACGGCGACGCGCGTCGTTGAACTCATGCGCGATATCTCGGAAAGCGGCGAGATGGCGGACAGATGGAAAAAACTCCTCATGTACGGCAAGGAGCCGAACGAGGGCCGGGAGATCCTTGTCCCCGAGCATTCGCCGGACGAGCGCGTCAACGCCGTCATCGTCGAGCGAATGCACGATCCGCGCTTCGAGCGCCTCTTTCACGCCGCGCTCGGCATGTTCACCGAAAGCGCCGAACTCTTCGACGCTCTCCTAGACTTCCTCGCTTCCGGCACGCTCGACGAAGTGAACATCGCGGAGGAGATCGGCGATCAATTTTGGTATGACGCAATAGCGCTTGACACCGTGGGGCAAACCCCGGAAGCCGTCGCGAAGCGGAACATTGCGAAGCTTCTCGCCCGTTACCCGGCGAAGTTCGACGAGACCCTCGCTATTGTCCGCGATCTCCAGAACGAGCGCCGCGTCCTCGAAACGGAGGCGTAATGGAAATCGAGATCGGTCTTCGCCTCACCGTCGTCCTCGTTCTCGCCATTGTGCTAGGGGCGTTAGTACTCGCGGGAAGCCGCCGCCCGCCTTCCGCGCCGTAATGCCTCAGAACCTCGCCGCGCTTATCGGGCAAGCTTCCCGCCTTCGCGTCGGTTTCCTACTGGAACCTGTAGACGCGAAGCCGGGCGCTTGGAATTTCTACCTCGGCGCGACAATCAAGCGCGGGCCGGGCGTCGCCGAGGAAGTCGTCGCCGACGCGTTGAAAGCCGCCGCGAAGAAGCGCCCGCCCGAGGGCGTCCCCGAGGGTGTTATGCGGGCGTCGCTCGACCGCGCTCGTCGTCTCGCCGGACTCCCGCCCCATAATTGGAACGCGCCGCGTTTCGTCGCGCCGCCGCCTCCTCCGCCTCCGCCGAAAGCTCGCCCGCCCGTCCCGGTCCCGGTCAAGCCGAAAGCGAAAATAACCAAACCGAAAAAGGACACGCAACAATGGAATTTATTTTGAAACCTCCCGCCGCGCACGTCACGGCGATTCATCCGAAAGTACAGAAGACGAACGGAGGCGTCTACTATCTCAACGAGCCGGGCGTATGCCTCCTTGCGAGGCCGGAAACGACCCTTGACGGCGTCGAGGAGTTCCTCGGCGGGTTTGACGACGCTCTCGACTTCCAGAACTATCTACGCGATCCTGTCGCGTTAGAAGACGCCGTCGCTCTCACGAAGTTCGCCGGGCAACTTTGCTATATGAGCTTCTCCCCGAATCGCACAATGAACGGCGAAGCGGAGAAGTACATCAAGAACATCCTAGCCTCCGGTCACGGCTCCGTTCTCGAACATGCGAATTACTCCTTCCTCCTGTATGGCGTCTCCCGCTCGTTCACTCATGAGCTTGTACGCCACCGGGCGGGCTTCGCGTTCTCTCAAGTCTCTCAGCGCTACGTTGACGGTTCGCGCCTTCGCTTCGTATGCCGTCCCGAGTTCCAAGGGAATGAAGAAGCTCACGACGCGTTTATCGACCGAATCGAAACCGCCTACGACCAATACGAAGAGATGGCCGGGATTCTCCTCGCGCAACTTGAACGCGAGATCGACAGCTTCGAGCGAGCGGGGACGCCGTCCGAGTTTGGCAAGATGTCGAAGACGGACCGCCGGAAAGCCGTCAATCAAGCCGCTCGCGCTCTTCTCCCGAATGAGACCGAAGCGCCCATCGTTGCGACGGCGAACGTCCGCGCATGGCGTCACTTCCTGAACATGCGAGGATCTCTTCACGCGGAGCCGGAAGCCCGCCGCGTCGCCGTGATTCTCGCCGGGATGTTCCGGGCGCTCGCGCCTTCCCTCTTTCAGGATGTCGCGATCAAGACCGATCCCCTCCGGGGCGCGTTCGTTACGCTACAATACCCCAAGGTCTAGCAAACCTAGGATACATAAGCTACTCACGAGGCTCCCTCCGGGGAGCCTCTTTTTTGTTCCTCCTCATGCTTGTTATACTTGCGTTGTCTGCGATGTCGGCGGGCGCTTTGGTGATGCGGGAGTTCCGCGCTCAATCTCCCGCGCATGGCGTCTACCTTTCCCGCTCTCGCCCCTAACGACCTCCCCTTCGAGGAGAAGGCCGCGTTCTACGCCGAGCGCGTTCGTCAGAATCCCCGGCTCGCGACGATTCTCCCGAAGCTCACGAAGTACATTCCGAATTTCCCGACGCCCAAGCAAAGCGTTTTCCTTACGCTCGACGGGCATCGTGAAATCATGTACGGCGGAGCCGCCGCCGGAGGGAAGACCGACGCGCTCCTTATGTGCGCGTTGCAATACGTTGACGTTCCGAACTACGCCGCCCTCATCCTTCGCCGAACATACGGGCAACTCTCTAAAGCGGATTCGATCCTTGACCGGGCGCATAAATGGTTACGCGGAACTGATGCCCGATGGGAGGCGATGAATAATCGCTATGTGTGGCCGAACGGGGCGAAGGTCGAATTCGGCTACCTTCAGTACTTCAAGGACGTTTGGAACTATGACGGACCCGCCTATCAGACGATCATCTTCGACGAGTTGACGCAATTCAACGAGGACCAATATCGTTTTCTCTTCCAACGTCTTCGCCGTCTCGAAGGCTTTCCCGTTCCGCTTCGCATGCGATCCGCGACGAACCCCGGCGGCGTCGGGCATGTTTGGGTTAAGGATCGCTTCATCAAGACGACCGCGCCGGGCCGTCTCTTCATCCCCGCCAAGCTCACCGACAATCCGCACGTAGACATTAAGGCGTATCGGGAGATGCTCGCCGAGCTTGACCCGATCACACGCAAGCAGCGTGAAGATGGAGATTGGGACGCCGTCCGCGAAGGGACGATCTTCCGCCGGGAGTGGTTCGCGAACTACGTCGATGCTATTCCGACTTCTTCCGTCGTTCATCACGTCCGCTTTTGGGATCTCGCGGCAACGGAGAAGAAGCAAGCCGGAGACGATCCCGATTGGACTGTCGGCGTCCTTCTCGCCCGCGATGGGATGGGAAAATTTTGGATCGAAGACGTTCGCCGCTTCCGGCTCGATCCCGGCGGCGTGCAAGAGCGCATTCATTCCGTCGCGCGGGCGGACGGGCGATCCGTACCGATCCGCATAGAACAAGAAGGCGGCGCGTCGGGGAAGTCACTTATTGCGAACTTCGTTCGACTCCTCGCAGGATGGAACGTAGCGGGATACCCCTCGACAGGCTCTAAAATTTCTCGATGGATGCCGCTCGCCGCGCAATGTAAAGCGGGTAACGTCGGAATTCTTAACGGACCGTGGAACGCCGACTTCTTCGAGGAGATCATCAACGTCCCCGAGAGCGGACACGACGACCAAGCGGACGCCGCCGCCGGAGCCTTCCGCTACTTCACGGAAGAGTTCTCGCCGATCCGTCCGGGCGTCTCCCGCGTCATCACGAAAGAAGAAAGGGAAGCCGCGCGGCAACGGGCGGAGCAGACCAAGCAATAATGCGCTACTCGCAACGCAACAACACGATCCGCCGCATCCCCGAAGGTTTGTCTCTTCCTCTTGAGGATCAAGGGACGACGAAAGACTACCTCCCGCTTATTCTAAAGCTCACTCATGAAAATTGGGCATGGCGCGGGCCGAACGGGGGAGCCTCTTTCGAGGACGCCGTTTCCGAGTCGATCCTCGCGCTCCTTCAAGTCAAATCCCGGCGCGACGGCGGGCCGATTAAGCTCATTACATACGCCTATCACCGGATCGCATGCGCTCCGCTCGATCTCCTGAAAGTCGAAACCCGCTACGCGAGCCGCTTCCTTCCGACGGCTCCCCGTGACCTTCCGCTCGGCGTCGATAGCGACACGGAAGCCCGGCTCTCGAACTCGATCCTATGGAGCCGCGTTCGGTCCCTCATGCGGGACCGCTTGACAGGGATAGAGACCCTTGTTCTTTTGCGCTACTTCTTCCATGAGCGGACAGAAGCCGAGATCGCCGAGGAGTTGCAAGTCAAGCCGTACCGTGTCCCTTTAATCCGTAACGCCGCGCTCGCGACGATCCGAAGCGCCTTCCCGCCCGCGCGGGATAATCGCCGCTTCGTGGCGTAGGTCGATAATAACTAAGAGGGCAATATGAAACTTGTTGAGAAGCTTTTCTTTACTACGACGCCGCCGTCAACGCCCGCGCCGATTGTGATGAAGGGGACGCAATCGCAATTGCTCCCCGTCCTCGCGAAGGTCTTCGGCTCCGGCGTCGCCTCGTTCTTTTGGGGGAAGAATGGCATCCCCTTCACTATCGCCGCTCAGAAAGGCTACAACGGGCAAGTATGGGTTCACCGCTGTATTTCCGCCCGAGGCGGGGCCGTCGGCTCGGTCCCGTGGAAAGTAGGCGAGCGTCAAAAGTCGGGAGAAATCAAACCGCTCCCCGGTCATCCTCTTGAGGAACTTCTCCGGCGTCCTAATCCGTATTGTGATCGCACGGAGTTCTTTCAACGGTGGATGACGAGCCTCGACCTCGGGGGAAATGCGTATTGGGAAAAGGTCTTCGTCAAGGACCGGAGCGACGGCGGAGGCGGGCGCGTTGTTCCGCGTCACCTGTATTCAGTCCGTCCTGATTGGGTGACGCCGAAGCCGGACTCTCGGAACTTCGTGAAGAACTACAAGATCGACGCGGGCGGGACGACTGAACCGATCTTCCTTGACCCGGCGGAAATCATTCACTTTCAATATGTCGATCCGCTGAACGAGTTCGTCGGCATCTCGCCGCTTACCGCCGCCGCGCGGACGTTGGAGACGGAAGACTCCGCGATCACTTGGAACAAGTCCGTCCTTGACAACTTCGCCGTGCCGGGCGGCATCCTGAAAGTCCCCGCGACGATTACTTCCGACGAGGAGCGCATTACTCTTCAGGAGGAAATTGAGAAAGAGTACACGGGCGAAAATCGCCATCGTCCGATGATCCTTTGGGGCGGCATGGAATGGGATCAGATGGCGCTCTCGCAAGTCGATCTTCAATTCCTTGAACAGCGCAAATTGAACAAATACGAAATTTGCGCGATCCTCGCGACGCCGCCGCCAATCATCGGCGCAAACGAAGACCCGACATACTCGAACTATGGCGTCTCCCGGCTCTCATTTTGGGAAGACACCATTATCCCGTTGCTCGATTGGATCGCGGCGAAGATCAACAATCAGCTTGCGATTTATTGGGGCGACAATATCGTCGTGTCCTACGACATCACCAACGTCCCCGCGTTTCGCGAGGCGTATGATGCAAAGGTCAAAACGGCGAACGCTCTCTTCATGATGAATTGGCCGATCAACGCCATCAATCGCCGCCTCGGTCTCGGCTTCGATGATGTTCCGTGGGGCGATTCCGCGTGGATGCAATCGAACATGATCCCGGTTTCCTCCGCCGAGCCGCCCGCGCTCCCCGAGCCGCCCGCGCCTCCCACCGATCCTAACGAAGACGACGACGAGGAACCGGACACCGTGCGGGATGAGGAAGACGACGAAGACGAGAACGACCCGAAGGCGCGGGCCGCGTGGCGTCGCCGCCGCCGTACAGGAGTTTACTAGATGGAACGAAATCAATTTGTATCGGCGATGGCCGTCGGGATGTCGGAGATGGAAGGCTTCGGCATGACCTCGTGGAAATGGCGGGCGATGGGGAAGCGGCTCCCGCCGTCATGGAAAAAAGAAGGAGACCCGATTACCCTCGCACAAATGAACAACAACCCCGGCAACATCCGCTATTGGCCGGGCGCGGTCACGATTTACGGTTACGCCTCGTTTCCGACGGTGGAGAGCGGATGGAAAGCATTACACGGGCAGATTGAGACGAACGTCTTCGGGATCTCTCGGAATTGGCCGCGCCGCCGGACGCATCCGATGAGCTTCTATGAGTTCTTCGCCGGGCAACGCGACAAGGCCGGGAATGTTCTCCCGCTCGGCTATCCCGGCTACGCTCCCGCCGCCGACTCGAATCATCCGCGCGTCTACGCCGAGTATGTCCTCGATCACCTGAAGAAGACCTTCCCGGCGCTCGCCTCGGCGACGCTGGAAACCCCTATCAAATCCCTCATCACGGAGTAAGCTTCATGTTTCGTTGTGTTCTGTTTTTCCTCCTCCTCTTCCCGAGCATTGCTTCCGCGCAATCCTCCGTCATGGTCACGGCGATCCCTTCGACACAAATTAAGGGCGCTCCGAGTACGGGCGGCTTACTATGGGTGATCCTCCCGAATGGCTCCATCGCTCACGCGGACCTCGGGCCGGGCGTCGTCCTCGACGTGTCCGGCGCTCGCCCGGTTATTCGGATGCAACTCCCCGCGCCGTCGCGCCGGATCTTCGGCGAGGCGTTGACGATGAGCGGGCCGGGCAATAGGACCGCGACGCTCGCTTCGACGCCCGACGCGCGGACGCTCCGCGTGTATCAGAATGGCATCCGTCAGAAAGAGGGAGCCGACTACACCATCTCCGGCGCGGTCATTACGTTTCACGCTTCCTATGGAGACATGGCTTCCTCGGGCGCTCTCGTCCTCGCCGACTACGAGGTTACGCCGTAAGCTTTACGATGGACCGCTTTACTCGCTTCCGCGTTCGCACCGCGCCGCGTGAACTCCGCTCGTGGGTTCTCGCGGCGTTCGCGGGCGTGAAGCATTATTTTCCTCTTCCTGAAGAAACTTCGATTGAGGAAGTCTCCCGCGTTCTGGAGTGGAAAGCCTACGACGGGAAGCGCCGCGAGTTCGAGGATCTATGGTCTCCTCGCGTTGCGGCTCTCTTCACGAAGGCCGGGCGGGAGATCGCGAAGCAATACGCCGCGACGCGGAGCGTTCAATCCCTTGAAGGGCCGCTCTATCGCGAGCTACTCGTCCCGCTCGGGGCGATGCTTCGCAAGCTTCAGGACGAAGTCGGCGTCGCTTTCGCCCGGCGGCTTCGCTCCCGGCTCCGGCAAAAGAACGACCCTTTCGAGGAGATCGTCCTCGAAGACCTTCCCGAGATGCAAAGTTATTTCAATTCGATGACCGCCGCAAAGGTTACGAATATCGGGAACACGACGCGGACGCTCCTGAGGAACATAATCGACAAGGCCGTTCGGGACGGCGATTCCGTTCCTGAGATTGTGGACAAGATTCAAGCCGGGACGGGCTTCTCCCGATACCGCTCGTATCTCATCGCTCGGACCGAAGTCATCGGCGCATCGAACGCCGGGACTCACTTCGGAATCGGGAAGTTTCAACCGACGAACGGGATGACGAAAGACTGGCTTGCAACAAATGACAAGCGAACGCGTCCGACGCATCGACGCGCCGGAGCCGATCAGAAAGGCATTGCCTACGATAAGCCGTTTCAAGTCGGAGGCTCTCTTCTCATGTTCCCCGGCGATCCATCGCTCGGGGCTTCTGCAAAGGAAATAATCCAATGTCGCTGTACATCACTCTACTTTGCTCCGCCGCTGGATTTCCTCACGAATCCGAAGCCTACGCCGCCGCCTCCGCCTTCTCCAAAGCCGCCGCGTGTCCCACGCGTGCCGAAGGTTCCGAAGCCGCCGAAGCCTCCGAAGACGCCGCTCCCTCGACCGCTCGGCGATCCCGAGAAGCTCCGCGCGGAATTCCTTACCGCGACTGATGCGATTGAAAGCCGCGTCGCGGCGATTGTCTTGGAGCGCGAGGCGCTCATGCGGGAAATGGTAGCGCTTGAAGCCCGGCTCGGAAACGGCGTAATACAGGATTCCGAGTTTCTCCGTCTGAACAGCGCGAATCAAAAGCTCCGGGAGGAGATCGAGAAGCTCCGCGAGATCCGGCGGAACTCGTTCCGGGACTTGTTCCTCAAATACGCGGAATCGGAAGAACGCGGAACACTGAAGACCGTCATCCGGGGGAAGGGCTTAAACAAGGCCGTCGTCAAGGAAGCCGAGAAGTTTCTGAACCGGATTATAGGCGGGCGTCCCGAACTCCGCGATCTCAGAATCGAAGTGAAGACTACGCCGTCGGGCCGGGCCTATCAAAAAACGGTTCGGAAGTTCAACCGGGCAACGCTCCGCTACGAGGAAGTACATCAGGTCTATCTCGACCCGCTCGACGACATCGGAACCGCCGTTCATGAAATCGCTCACGCCATCGAGCGGACCTCGAAGACGGTCAATGATGCGGTTAATGCGCTATGGGACCGCCGGACGGCGGGGGAGAATTTTCAAAAGCTTCGCGACGTGACCGGGAATAGTGCCTATCGGGACACGGAGCTAACGAAGGTCGATCAGTGGATGAGTCCATATATGGGGAAGGTCTACCGTGTGCCGAATCAACCGGGCGGACTGACGGAGCTAACCTCGATGGGCCTTGAATACTTTTTCCGCGATCCCGCCCGGCTCATGCGTCAAGACCCTGAACTATTCGACGTGATCTTCCGCGCCTTGCGAGCTACCCCATGATGCAAGTATTCCTTCGCGATTCAGAATTCGAGCTTCACGGGAGCCTCGTCGTTCCGGTTTCCCTCCCTGAACTCGTCGGCGACTTGATGCAAGATGCCATCGACGCCGCCCTCGTCAACCGCCCGGATTACATCCCCGACGTTGAGGCGTGGAGTTTCCAACGACTTCAGGCGCTCGGCTTTAATCTTCGCCTCGGAAAGCATCTTCCGCCGGAGGATCTCCCGCCCGACGATTCGGTATTTTAGGCGATCAGGGAGCCGCGTCGATAATAAACCAATGAGGAACTAGAACTCATGCTATTTGTTTCAATCTCCCCGGACGCCTCGAAGGTCAAGGTCATCGAAGAGGAAGGGCCGAAGGACGGCGCGAACGGAATCCTAGAAGGCTATGCTTCCGTGTTCGGGAATGTCGATCTTGGCGGCGACATTGTCGAGAAGGGCGCGTTCGCGAAGACAATCAAGGAAGGCATCAAACGGAAGTCAATCCTCCTCTACGATTCGCATATGGTCTACTCCGGGACCGATGCGGTTATCGGTCTCGTGGAAGACGCTTCCGAAGACGACTACGGTCTCAAGTTCCGCGCGAAGTTCTCGTCTGTTACTCGCGCTCAAGAAGTTCGGACGAAGATCAAGGAAGGCATCCTTAACGCGCTTTCCTTCGGCTTCGACGTTCTGAAGTACGCCGAGGAAGCCGACGGGAAAATTCGGCGTTTGCTGGAATTGAAGCTCTACGAGATTTCCGTCGTTCCGTGGGGCATGAACCCGAAGGCCGCAATCGAGGCTGTTAAGGGAGCCGCGTCCATCGAGGACCGCGAAGAACACTTTGCGAAGGCCGTCCGTTACACGCTCGACGAAGAGAAGGGCGTCTATATTCCGGCGTCCGCCGTTGTTCCTCCTCCTCCTCAAGAAGATCCGGCGCTCTCCGTCGATAGCGAGGAACATGTCAAAAGCTTTCTCGCGTTCATGCAAAACGAAGCCGCCGAAATGCAGCGAAAGCAGCTTCTTCGCGAGATGGCGGAATACTCGAAACGCTAGACGATTGGGAGGTTTCCCGCCCGCGTCGATAATAACCAATGAACGACGATGCACTTCGTTCGGCACTTCGAGCCGTAAGAGACTGGAAGCCGCCGGGGGAAGCCGCGAGGGACACTGAACAGTAAGCAGGGGCTTACCCTTCAGTCACCGATAAGATCGCCGGACATCCTACCAACTCCCCACAATTTCACTAGGAGATTCTCTCGTGACTACTGACGAAGTTAAATCAATGCAAACCTCGTTCGACGCTTTCAAGGCGGCGAACGAACAAGGCTTGAAGGAGATTGCGAAGTTCGGCGATATGCTCGGCGAAACGAAAGCGGCAATCGACAAGATCAACAGCAAGATCGACGGGCATGAAGACGCCATCGCGAAGCGCGAAGCGAAAGACGAAGCCGAATCCCGGCATCAGAAAGTTCTCAGCGCTATCGCGGAAATCGAAGCCAAGATCAACCGCAAGGGCGGCGTCCTTCCCGGCAACGACGAGGAAAGCAAGGCGAAGGAGTTCAAGAAGTTCTTCTTCAAGCTCATGCGCTCGGGCCTTCCGGTCGAAGCCATCGAAGCGACGATCAGCGGCGGCAAGTTCGGCGCTCTCCCCGAAGGCTACAAGGTCCTTCATTCCGGCTCCGACACTCAGGGCGGCTACCTCGTTCCGCTCGAATACGTTCAGGAGATCATCGCCAACATCGTCGAGTTCTCCCCGTTGCGTCAAATTTGCACGGCTCGCTCGACGACCCGGCAAGGCGTCCAAGTCCCGAAGAAAACGGGAACCGCGTCGGCGTCGTGGGTGGAGGACTTGGGGACTCGCACGGAAACGACGAACCCCTCCTTCGGCATGTTCGAGTTGAAATCGCATGAAATGTACGCGATGACCAAAGTCGCGAAGACCGAACTCGAAGACGCCGTCTTCGATCTCGAAGCATTCCTTCGCGCCGACTTCGCCGAGCAGTTCGGCGTGTTGGAAGGCGCGGGCTTCGTGTCCGGCTCCGGCGTCGGGCGTCCCGAGGGCGTTCTCACGAACTCCTCGATCACGTCCGTCAACTCCGGTCACGCCTCGGAGATCAAGGCCGATGGTCTCATCGCGCTCTACTACGAACTGAAAGAGGCGTATCTCTCCGACGCCTACTTCGTTCTCTCCCGCTCGACCCTGAAGACGATCCGGCAACTGAAGGACTCCGCCGGAAACTACCTTTGGGCCGCTGGCATCAAGACCGATGCTCGCCCGGCGACGATCCTCGACAAGCCGTATCTCACCTGTATCGACATGCCGGACATCGGCGCGAACACGTACCCCGTCGCCTTCGGCTCCTTCCGTCGCGGTTACATGATTCTCGACCGCGTCAACATGGAGTTCCAAGTCGATCCCATCACGAGCAAGGCAACGGGCATGGTCGAATTCTCGGCGCGTAAGCGCGTCGGTGGCGCGGTCATTCTCCCGGAGGCGATCAAGAAGCTCAAGATCAGCGCCTAACAGCGCGGAACAAGGAAGGGCCGCTCCCCGGCTCTTCCTCCTCCTCTTGAACAATTGACGAAAGGACAACATCATGGCTTCTTACAACAGCGCGGTTTATCACCGACAAGGCGACGGCAATCCCACGTACGAGGGAGGCGGCTCCGGCGTTTTCACCGTCGTCGGATCGGCGACGCTCGCCGAAGTCAACGCGGGCAAGACCGTCATCGAAGGCGTGTCGGGCAAGCAGATTAAAGTCGTTGGCGGATGGCTCAAGTCAACGGGCGCATTCGCCGCGCTCACCGCTATCGAATTTCAAGAATCGGACGGCTCCCCGGTTATCGCCTCCTACGCTCAGGCGAACTTGACCAACGGGGCCGTGTTCAACATGCGGAACACCATCACCGGGCAAACGATGGGCGCGGGCTTCATGGCCGCTCTCACCGCCGGGAATGGCGTTAAGGTAACGAAGACCGGATCGGACGGCACGACGGCGACGCAAATCGACTACGCCATCGACTTCGTTCTCGTCTAAGACTTCAACAAGGAAAGGAAAACATCATCATGCACGATCTTGTAAACGGACTCGGTCTTCAAATCGCGAAGGTCCGCGCGAACCTTACGGGGGACAACAATTCCGCGAACGTCGTCGATCTCGCGGGCTACCTCGGTCCCGTCATGTTCGCGATCTACCTCGAAGCCGTTGCGACGGCGGATGTCTCGAACTACTTCACCGTGAAGGTCGAGGAGTCAGACGACAACACTTTCGCCTCCGGCGTGACCGTTGTCACCGACACCGCGACTCGAATCATTGGGACGCAACTTGTCGTTAACGCTACTTCCATGGCCGTTTCGGTCAAGAAGTTCGGCGTCACGATGGGAACCAAACGCTACATGCGCCTCGTGTTTGACGAGACCGGGACCGCCGACATGACCGTCTCGGCTATCGCGATCCTCGGCGGCGCTCGTAACAAGCCTGTCGCCTAACGCCCAATTGAAAGCGCGGCGCTACTCCTAAGCCCGCCCGGTATGGGAGCCGCCGCGCTCTCCTACGGGGCGGGCTTTCGCTATGCAGTGGGAATACAGAATCGCGGCGCTCCCCTTGAGCGCTGGCATCCAGGACGAAGTCACCGACGGCGGGCTTAACGCGCTTGGGGCGCTCGGATGGGAAGTTCTTCACTTCGGGATGTACTCGGACAGGAAGGGAGGCGGGAGCATGACGGCTATCGTGATATGTAAGCGAGTCATCCCGCCCGGTCTCTGGCTCGCCGGGATCGTGGGCATCCCAACGGGCGAAGCGTTCGGAGCGAACGGCTCCGTAAGAAGGAAATAAGCGTATGGCGTTTCTCGATGAAATCACGCAAGGGCAAGGCGGACTAAGCACACGCTCCTCGGTTCGTCCGATCCTCACGCTTGTCTCAGACTCCGGCATCGAGCCGATCTCTGTGCAAGAGATGAAAGTCGGGATGAAATACCCCGTCGGGCAGACACACGAAGACGATGATCTTCTCGCAATTCTGCAAGCCGTCCGCGCCGAGGTTCAGAATTACACGGCGCAAGTTTGGGGATGCGAGACGTGGAAGCAAACGCAAAACATTGTTTCTCGGATCTACCGCCTCTACCGCCGTCCCGTGTTGTCCATCTCTTCGATTCAGTACATCTCGGGATGGGACGCCGACACTTTACTGACAGTAGACTCCGGCTCTTATACCCTTGCGGGCGAGTATGCCGCCGCCCGCTCCTCATGGCCGTCTCATCGAGGCTTTGCTTCTTGGGTGACGACCTACAAGGCGGGAGTCTACAACGTCACAAGCCCTACCGATCCGGCGCAAATCGCCGCGCTCCGCGCCGCCGTCCCGCCGGAAGTGAAGCGGGGCATCATTCAATGGGCCGGACACTTCTACGAGAACCGCGAGGGACAGGGACCTATCTCGAAGTATGAAGTCGCGCAAAAGATCGCGGGGAACATGCCGCCGAACGTCGCTTCTCTCTTGGAGCGCCATATCATGAGGAGGATTTCCGCTCTATGATCGAAGCGGGATCGCTCCGCTATTGGGTGACGCTGGAAGCCCGTTCACTCTCCATCGACGAGGGAGGCGGACGCCCGCGCACCTTCGCGGTAGTCGGTCAATTTTGGGCGGACATTCGCCCGGCGAACTCCCGCGAAAGCTACATCGCCGGGCAACGCGGGAATGAAATCTCTCACATTATCGAGGCTCGATGGTTCCCGAACCTCACTACCGAAATGCGGATCGTATACGGGACGCAAGTCTTCGCCGTCGTCTCGTTCCGCGATCCCGAAATGCGCCAACGCCGTTTGCTCATCGAGTGTATTGAGCGGAAGGATCTCGACACGAAGGACCGCGTCCCCGTTGTCCCGAAGATCGCGCTCATGCTCGTCGGCGTTACAGGCATTCCGTCGGCGGAAGCCTTCGGCGGAAATGGGGCGATTGCATGAGCGTCGATAAGCGTTGGAAGTCGTCGAAAATCGGCGCTCAACTAATCGGCGTCAACGCGTTGAAGACGGCGCTCGACAAGCTCGACGCCGACGCCCGAGGCAAAGCCGCGCAAATCATCCGATACCATGCTCTCAACATTCAAAACGATGCTAAGAGACTCGCGCCTGTCGATATGGGCCTTCTTCGGGCGTCGATCAAGCCGCGTTTCTACAAGAGCGGGACAATCTCAGAAATCTCTACTGACACGGGCTATGCCGCCTTCATCGAGTTCGGGACCGGGCCGAAAGGGAAACAGAAGCACGCGCTCGGCGGGCCGATTCCTCCTGAGTATCAACACGGGACAGGGCGCGACAAGCCGGGGAAAGCGCTCGTCCTCGCGATTCTTGAATGGATGAAGCGGAAGGGAATCCGCCCGAAGGTCTCGGGCCGGGGAAAGAAGAAGAAAGCCGCCGAGCTTTCGCTCGCTTACGTGATCGCCCGGCATATCGCCCGGTTCGGTACGGCTCCGCGTCCGTTCATGTTCCCGGCGTTCGAGAAGGTCCGCCCGGAGTTCGAGCGCGACATGCAAACCTTCCTCCGAGGACTTGTTTAAGATGGCCTATCCAATCATCGGCGGCTCGGCAATGTGGGACGTACAAGCGGGCGTTTTCGCTCTCATGATGGGCGACGTAGAACTTCGCGAGGCCGTCGGCGAGAACATTTTCGACGGGGAGCCGCCCGAAGACGCCAACGTCAATATGCCGTTCGTTTGCATCGGGGAAATCACGGAAGTCCCGAACGACCGTCTCACGACGACGGGGAACGATCTAACGATTCTTTTTCACGTCTACTCGAACTACGAGGGAAATAAAGAAATCCTCCTCATCGGGAAGATTCTCGCTCGGCTCCTCACCTATCAGAAATTCCCGGTTCAGGGCTTCGTTATCAACTCGTCCCGCCCGGAGTTTCATCAAGTCCTAAGCGAACGCGACGGCGTTCGTCATGCTCTCTATCGCTACAGAATCAAGGTGCAACCCATTGGCTAATCAATTAAAACTCAACTACTCCGGCGTGAACTACGAATCCGCCGGACTTCGGAATCATATCCCGAAAAACGACGAGGACCGCGCACGAGGTTACACGGCGGGGCCGTGGCAATCGTTCCTTGTGTTTCGTTGTTGCCTTTGCGGGATGGACTCCTTCAACGAAAGCGAGATCGCTCATCACGTTTTCACGCGTCACCATCAGGCCGATCCGCCCGCGTACCGTCCGGCGGCGACGCTCCTCTTCGATCCTTCGGGGAAGCCTGTCGAGAACATTCCCGTCTCCGCTTCTACGCCTCCGCCGCCTCCTCCTCCTCCTGAAGAAGCCGAGGCGATCCGCGCCGACGATCCCGCTCTTGAGAAGGCGCTCGAATCCCTTCTTCCCGACTTGGAGAAGTCGGGGCTTATTGAACCGACAAGGAAGAAAAAAGCATGAGGACAACAATCGCCCGGCAACGGCTCCCCGGCGGCTACTCCGGGCAAAGCCTCAACGCCATCATGACGGCATGCGACGCCTCGAACGGTAACGCCTCCCCGTTGCAGGGCGGCGAGTTCCTCCTCGTGAGAAATTCCGGCGCGTCCGCGCGTGTCTTCTCGATCACGAGTGTCGCCGATCCTTTCGGGCGTTCCGGCGACATCAGCGAAACGATACAGGCGGGCGAGACTCGCTTATATGGGCCGTTCCTCATCTCGGGATGGCGTCAAAATGACGGCTCAATCTATTATTCCGGCGCTCACGCCGAGCTACTCGTCGCGTTTGTCGGACATGCTCATTAGGAGCATGAAGACTCGCGTCGATAATAAACCAATGAGGAACCAATGGCACGCGTATCTATCACGAAATCCAATGCTCCCGGCTCGTATCCTACCGCCGGAGTTTCGATCACTTGGACGGACGCCGACGCTACGAACAAGAATCAGTTCACCATGGGCGGGAACGATCTCCTCCTCGTGCGAAATGGTCACGCTTCGACGGCGAAGACCGTAACGATCAACTCCGTCCCCGACGCGCAAGGCCGCTCGCGTGACATCACCGCCGAATCGCTCGCCGCCGGAGTAACCCGCGCCTTCGGGCCGTTCAAGGAAATCGCAGGATGGGCGCAATCCGGCGGAACGCTCAATTGCGAAGGCGAAGACAACAATATCAAGTTCGCCGTGATTTCCCTTCCGCTGAACCAATAGGAGACATGAGACCATGGCACGAACCGCCCTAACGAAAATTGTTGCAAACGGCTCCTACCCTACCGCCGGAGTCACGGTTACATGGACCGCGTCCGACGTGACAAACGGGAACTCGATCCCAATGACGGGCGACGACCTTCTTCTCGTGCGAGGCAGCGGCGGGGCCGGGACGTTTACAATCACGTCCGTCGCGAACGCCCTCGGGCGATCTGGCACGATCACGACCGAAGCCATCACCGACGGCGGCTATAAGGTTCTCGGACCTTTCAAGCAGAAAGCGGGATGGGTTCAATCGGACGGCGCTCTATACTTCGCGGGTTCCGCCGTCGAAGTCCAGTTCGCCGTTATCAAGCTTCCGCGTCCGTAGGCGCGACACCACAAATCAGGGAGAAATAGAACATGTCTTCAAATGCCGTAAGCGCCTTCGGAACTCTTCTCAAGCTCGGGGACGGGGCCGTCTCGGAAAACTTCACGACCGTCGCCGAGCTTCGCAACATCTCCGGGCCGTCGATCAGCGCCGATGCTATCGACGTGACAACGCACAACACGCCTACCCCGTGGCGGCGCTTCATCGCCGGGCTTCTCGACGGCGGCGAAATCTCGTTCGAGTTGAACTTCATTCCTACCGATCCGACGCACTCGTATTCGGCGGGCATCCTGAAGGACATCACGAACCGGACGCGCCGGAACGTGCAAATCGTCTTCCCCGACGTTGCCGTCACCACTTGGACGCTTCCCGTTATTTGGACGGCGTTCGAGATGTCTTCCGATCCCGCCGAGGTTCTCATGGCGTCCGTGACCGCGAAGGTTTCCGGTCCTCCGACGCTCGCCTAATAACGCCCGCCAACGAGCCGGAAGGTGCAAGGGATGGAATCGGTCCTCCTCCCTACTTCCGGCTCGCCTGAGGGCATCCTAGCACGCGAGGGACCGATGAATCAGACAACACGGAAGGGGATGAAGTCATCTCATGAATACGATCACACCGGGAACCCCGATCATGCTCGACAAGGAGCGCGTCCTCCGCGTCGATTTCAACGCTCTCGCGGAACTCGAAACCCGGCAAGGCCGGACGCTCTTCGCCGGGGAGTCATGGAGCAACATGAAGATCGCCGACGTTCGCTTCATGCTCGTTACCGCGCTCAAGCACGACGAGACCGCGCCGACGGCGAAGGCGCTTCAAAAGTTCATCACGCTCGCGAATCTCCCCTATCTCGTCGAGCGCATCGCCCGCGCGTGGTCGATGGCCGTCTCGGGGGAGGACATGCCGGGCGTCCGCCCTTTGGAGATTCCCCTCGGCGCATAGAAGGCTCCGCGCCGGGGGATGAAGGCTTCGACATTCCGCGCTTGTGCGTTACGGCGGTTCGGCGCTACGGTCTCACGATTCAGGAGTTCTACCGCCTCACGCCCTACGAGTATCTTCTCCTCACGGAAGACTACAACGAGGAGCGGGAGACGGAAGACTCGCGCTTCGCGCTTATCGCCGTCTTGATTGCGAACGCGCACCGGGGCAAGCGGAAGGCTTTCAAGATCGAGGACTTCATGCCCAAGCGGACCGGGAAACGAGCCGAGAAGCCGCGTCAAACCGTTGAAGAGCAGCTACAGGTAGCGAAGGCTATCACGATGGCGTTCGGCGGCTCCATCGCGCCGCGCCTCGGCGCTCCCGATCCGAAAATTGTGCATGCCGCTTTGGAGAAAGTCTAATGAAGATCGGGGATCTATTCGTTCGGCTCGCGTTGGAGATGAAAGAATTCTCCGACGGTCTCGACGCCGCGAAGAAAGAACTCGAAGCGCAAGCCGACAAGTTCAAGAGCGTCGGGGAATCCCTCACGAAGGCGATCACGCTCCCGCTCGCCGGGATCGCGACGGCGTCGCTCGTTGCCTTCGGCGGCTTCGAGTCCGCGATGAACAAGGTCTCCGCGCTCGGCGACATCTTCGGGAAGGACTTGGAGAAGCTCCGCAATCAGGCGATGGACCTCGGCGCTAAGACTCAGTACTCCGCCAAGCAAGCCGCCGATGCAATGGGGAACCTCGCCGCCGCTGGCTTCAAGACGAATGAAATCTATACGGCGATGCCGGGCGTCCTCGCACTCGCCGCGACGGAGCAAATGCAGATTGCGGACGCCGCGCAAATCACGAGCGACATTCTGAAGGGATACAACCTTCAGGTAAGCGACACACAAAAGATCGCGGACATCCTCGCTAAAACTTCCTCCTCCTCCTCTACGTCGGTTAAGGACCTCGGCTATGCGTTCTCCTACGTCGGCTCCGTGGCGTCGGCGCTCAAGATTCCGATGCTCGACACCGCCGCCGCCCTCGGCGTCCTCGCCGACGCGGGCATCCGTGGAGAGCGCGGCGGGACGGCGCTCCGCAATATCCTGAACGATCTCGTCTCTCCCTCGAAGGCGGGAGCCGCCGCAATGAAGGACTTGAACATTCACGTCAAGGACGCGACGGGGAACCTCCTCCCGCTCGCGGAAATCTTCAAGCAACTCGGGCCGCTCATGAACAACGCGCAAGCGGCGACGGCGATCTTCGGTCAACGATGGTCCGAAGTTCTCCCGCTCATCGCGAACGGAGCCGCCGCGTTTGCGAAGATGCGCTCAGAGATCGAGAGCTATCAGGGAGCCGCGCTCAAGCAAGCCAAGATCATGATTCAGGGGCTTATGGGAACGTGGGAGGAATTCACGTCCTCACTCGAAACCGTCGGCATCAAGATCGGCGCGATCCTCGCGCCATTCGCGCAAAAGCTTCTAAAGGCCGCGAACGAGATCCTCGACTACGTCGGGAAACTCGTCGATAAGTTCAAGCTCCTCCCGGAAGAGTTGCAAACGGGGATTCTCGCTTTCGCCGCGCTCGCCGCCGCCATTGGTCCGGCGCTCCTCGCGCTCGGCTCGTTCACCGCGTTCCTTCCGACAATCGTCGGCGGACTCGGCTCCCTCGCCGCTCCCATGGCGGGCGTCCTCGGCGGAATGTCGGCGCTCACAATTGGCATCACCGCCGTCGCCGCCGCGTTTAGCGCGTGGCAAATTGCGGACATGATCGAGTCGCTCGGGGAGATGAAATACGTCCTCGACAACACGAAGGACGCATGGGAGAATCTCGCGCTCGCGGGCCGCTCCGTCGTCAGCTTCATCGAAGTTATCAATCCCGGACTCGGAATACTCATCGAGCAACTCAAGGAGAGCATCACCTATCTGACAGGCTCGAAGGACGCCGCCGAATGGATGGGGAAGGCGCTCGCGTTCTTGTGGGATCAGATGAAGACGAACTTCATCACGGCAATGACGGGCGGGCTTAACCTCCTCGCGAAAGCATTCCGCGATACCGCCGAGTCGATGCAATTGTCGCTTGGCAAGTTCAAGGCAATGGAAGACGGCGCTATCGCGAATCTGAAACGCGCTCAAGCCGCTCAGATGGAACACGCGCGGGCGATGGGCGAGGCCGCGATGAAAGAGGTAGACGCCGCCAAGCAAAGGCAGCTTGCGGCGCGTATGGCGGAGGAAGCGGCGAAGTCCGCCGCGAAGTCCGCCGCCGCCTCCTCCGCCGCGCTCAAGAAAGCCGCGAAAGAAGCTAAGGAACACGATGACCGCATGGCGCAAGGATGGAAGGAAGCCGACAAGCGCTATGCGGCACAAATGAAGACCATCAACGACATCATCGACTTGACCGCGAAGATCAAGGACATGGATGAGAAGCTCGCGATTGCAAAGCTCAAGACCGCCTCCGTGTTTCAGAAAGCCTATAACGACATGCACGAGGCCGCGCTCAAGCAAGTCCCGATTCAGAAGTCCCTCTACGAGCAGCTAAACATGGCGACGGTCTCCATCATGGAGAACGGGAAACAAGTCCTCAAGACCTATCAGGAACTCGGGCAGAATAACCCGCTTATCCGCATTCTGGAAACTAACGCCAAGCTTGAGGGCGCGATGCGGCAATTGGGGCTTACTTCGACGAAAGTCCTCACAGAACTCGCCGCGAAAGCAAAAGAGTCCTATCAGTACATCAAGGCGCTTTACGAGGCGGGAAATCAGAACGTCAACTATCAGCAAGTGTTAGAAGCGTATCAGAAGATGCTCGAAGCCGAGCGCAACCTCGCCGTTGCTCGCGGGGAGAACGTCACGGTATACAACAAACAAATTGCCGACACGAGCAAGTATCTCGATCAGATGGCCGGGAAGTTGAGCAAGTACGGCGAGATGTTCAATCAGTTCGGGAAGGACATCGCCGGGGCCTTCGGGAATCTTTCCGATGGGCTTGTCGATTCGATCATCAAGGGGAAGGGATTCTCCGAGGCGTTTAAGAGCTTCTTCGACGACATCGGGAAAGCCGCGACGAGCTTCGTGAAGAACATTCTCCGAGGCGTTCTACAGGACGCGTTGCAGGGCAACATCAAATCAATGCAGGATCTCGGGAAGTCGGCGACGAAAGCCTTCAAGGATGTCGAGTCCGTCTTCTCCGGGAAGCCTTCCTCGCCGGGCGGCTTGCCTTCCGTCGGCGGCGCGGACAATGCACAGAAGGCGACGCAAGCGCTACAGGGCGGACTGACGGGGTGGATCACCGCGATCTCGTCCGCCGTCTCCGCCGTCACGGGCGTTCTTCAGTACTTGCAAGGCCGTCGCATGGAGCAAGATATCGGGCGGATCGAAGTCACAACGCGCGAGATCAAGGCGGAGCTAATGAACTTCCGCGCCGACGCACACAAGCGACAAGAGCAACTCTTCGCGATGAAGGATCAAATTGTTCAGGAGATGCAACGCTACGGCGACATCACCGGGCGTTTCTTGTCCGACATCCTCGGGACGCTGGAAGTCGCGAACGGCTACCTCGAACGCATGGCGACGGGCGGCGTGAATCTCCTCAACGGCGAAGGCGCGGGCGGGCAAGGTCTCAGCGACGCAATCTATACCGAATACATCAACGCATTGCGAGCGAATACCTCGACCGTCGTCGGGCAAACCTACGCGAACATGATTAACGCGAACGCGACGAACTACTCTTCGCTCGCTTTCGACAACAACACCGCCGCCGTTTCGGGATCGACCGGAGCGGTTCAACACTTCGAGCAAGCCGTCGCGCAAACCGTCGCCGCCGTCGCCGACGCAAACGAGGAGTACAAGGATCGAGTCGGAAAAACTCTTGAGGAACTTCGCAAGCTCGGCTATGCCATCGCGGAGCAGTCCGTAGCGCTCGCCGACGGGACGAAGGTCTTCGCCGATTGGTCGAATCAACTCGCCTACGTCGTCGATGAGGAAGGGAAGGTTATCCAAGTTCAGAAGCGGACTAAGGATGAGATGGCCGAACTCTCGAAGGCGCTCAATGCGGCGGGCAAGTCTACGCAAAACTTCGGCACGAACATGCAAGGCGTCGTTCGTCCTTTCACCGATACCGTGATCGGAAGCACGAACTCCGTCGCCTCGTCGATGGAACGCTTCGCGACAGGCGTGAGCGACGCCGTCACGTCAACAGCGCAAGCGCTCGCTTCCGTTCCCGCGCAACTCCTGAAGGAAGCATCCGGCACGTTCACCGCCGCGACGCTCTCTTCGGTGGAGGCAATGCAAGCCGAGATCAATCGGCTCCGCACGTCTATCGGTCTCGGCTCCGAGATCAACAACGCGATCAAGTTCCTTCAGAACCGCATCGCCGATCTAACGCCGAATCCGTCTCCCTCCCGAGGACCGACGGACGCACCTTCTAGCTATTGGGGCGCTCCCTACTCGGGAATCTCCTCGACTCCAATCATCATGAACGTCAACGTAAACAACGCGGAGGCGGGCAAAGTCGCGAACGAAATGATCTCGACCTTCCGCAATCGCGGCGTAGCTATTTAACTCAACCCTGAAAGGTTCTTCAACATGTCTACATTCCTCTACGATAATGGCCGCGCCGGATTCGGAAACGCCGCCGTCAATTGGCCGTCGGACGACATCCGCGCGATCTTCGTCGATTCCGCCGACTACACCGTCAATCAGTCAACGCATGACTTCTTGGACGATGTCGCGGCGGGCGGGCGCGTCGCAACTTCCGCCGCCTCCCTCGCCAACAAAACGAACACGGCGGGCGTGATGGACGCCGACGACTTGACGATTAACTCCGTCTCCGGCGATCAATTCGAGTCCATCATCCTGTACAAGCATACGGGGACGGAATCGACTTCCCGGCTCATCGCGTATATCGACAACTACACGGGCTTGCCTTGCACGCCAAACGGCGGGAACATCACCGTTTCGTGGCCGGGCGACTCGAACAAAATCTTTAAGCTGTAACGCAAGGGAGCGCCGCGCATGGCAACACTCATTAGCCGGGCAACCGGGAACTTCACCGCGTCGGGGACGTGGGAGCAAGTCGATTCGACGAGCCTCCTCGACTCCTCGGCGGCGTCAACGGCGATCAGTACATCGAACCTCGATTCCTCGACGTTCACGCCCGGCGCTATCACCGTTACAGGCATCGCCTTGAAGATCGCGGCTCGCGCGGCGTCTCCCTCGGGGACCTTCACCGTTACCCTTCGCAACTCGACCGACGCGGTAGACGTGACTTCCGTTACTGTGAACGTCTCGGATCTCCCGTATTACGCGACATCAAGCCTCGGGCATGGATGGGTGTTTTTCAAGTTCTCCTCCTCGCAATTGCTTGTTGCGGGCAAGGCGTACCTTGTCCGCGTGGTTTGCTCGACGACAGGCTCGCAAGTCACCCTCTACCGAAATGCGACTTCAAACAATTGGAGCCGCATGCTCGCTACAACGACTACGGCGGCTCCGGCGTCCGGGGATCAACTCCTCATCACGGGAGAGCGGACCGGGACCGGGAGCGGGAACTCTTTCACTGTTACGCTCGACAACACCGCGACAACGAGCTTCGGGCCGACAGTTTCCGGCGGACCGCCGCAAGGGATCATCGTCTCGCAAGGGGGAACCTTCATTTGCGGAACGACGGCATCGACCGCCTACTATTTCAAATGGAAGGGCGTTCTCCACATTTGTAGCGGCGGTGTGATGGAAGTCGGAAGCTCCGGGACTCCGATTCCTTCCTCCTCCTCATGCACGCTCTTTATGGATTGCGTCGCGAATACTGACACGGGGATCGTCGTCGATTCGGGAGGGACGCTCACGATCCAAGGGGCGACGAAGAATCCTTGGACGCAAATCAACACGGATGAAGCCGCGTCCTCTACGGTGATCGGGCTTGACAGTACTTCAGGATGGGAAGCGAACGACGTGCTAGGCATTGGGCCGGGCAATGTGACCGTGACCGAAGTCGAGCAAAAAACAATCTCGACCGTCGATAGTGCTACGCAAGTAACGCTCTCTTCCGGCTTGACGAATCAGAAGCGCGGAACCGCGCCGCATAAGACGTATGTCGCAAACATGACGCGCAACGTCAAAATTACGGGAGCGTCTTCGACTTTGCGGGGATACCTGTCGTTCCGCGAAGTTTGTACCGCCGTCGTCCGCTATGTTCAATTCACCTTTATGGGCGGGAACACGACCGGAATTTATTATTGGGACTTTCAACCGCATGCCGCCGGAACTGCAACGGTGGAGTATTGCACGACCGACACGGGCAACAACGCGATTATTGTCGCCTCGTTCATTCAAAACAAATCCGGGACCGTGGTCATGCGCTATAACGTGTTCTACCGCGCCGGGAACATTTGCATCTACTCGAACAACGGTTACGGGGGCGGAACGAATTTCTTCGTAAGTTGCATCGTGACCGATAACATCTTCGTCGGGAACCTCGACGGAACGACTGCGATCTATCTCAACATCATGCGGACCTACGCGCAAGGATGGGACTTCCGGCGGAATATCATCACCGGGAACAGTTCGACGAGCGCCGCCGCGATTGTCTTCAACCTCGGCGTCACCGCGCCGTATGTTGACCTTTCCATCATGTTTGACGATACCGTCATCACTCATCAGGGGACGGGCTTCCATGTCACGCAGAACAACGCGTGTCATTACTACGGCATAATTCAGAATCCGACAGTCTACCTATGCGCGAATCAAGCTTTTCTTTTCAACTCGACGAACGGCTCGTGTCGGCTTACTCTCACCAACGTCCGCATTTGGGGGAACGCGCAAGCGGGGATCTACTTCGGGAACAGTACGGACTCGTCGCCGATTGAACTGACGATCCGGGGCGGGACCATTTGCGGTTCGACCTTGCAAGCGCAACCGCGCGGGCTTTGGGTAGTCGGCGATTGGTGCAAGTTCCGCGCGGAGAATGTAGACTTCGGCGTCGCAACTGGAACCGACACGACGCATAGCACGGGGGACGTAGTCTTCAACGATAACCAAGGGCGTTGGGATCTTCTCTTCGTCGGATGCGCTCTCGCTTCGGCGACGAAGATCACCGGGCATACAGGATCGGATTTCAAGCTCTACGACATCCGTCATCAGCGCTACAACAACACGGCGGGCGATCACCGCCGAGACGTGCAAGTCGGCGCGGGCATCGCTTGGACGCATCGCCTCGACACGGTTCGTTATGATGTCTCCTCGCCGACGGAGAAGATCGCACCGTCAATTACGGTTTCCTACGCGAAAGCCGAGAGCGCCGTCCGCCGCGTCCGCGTTCTCAACGGCGTCGCGAAAACAATCTCTTGTAAGGTTTGGAAATCTTCCTCCGCCGCCGGAGACTCCGCGAACTACAACGGCGCGGAGCCGCGTCTCATTCGGCGAGCGAACCCCGCTATCGGTCTCGACTCCGATACAGTCATCGACACGATGACCGCCGCTATCGGAAATTGGGAGCAACTCACCGGATCGACCGGAACGCCGACGGACGACGGCGTCGTCGAGTTCTATGTAGATTGCGATGGGACCGCCGGGCATGTCAACGTCGGAGAGTTCACAGTCTCCTAAACAATGGGAACGGAAAACAAATCATGGTTTGAGGGACTTCCCTTCGACACGCCGGATTCTCCCGGCGGGCAAATGTATTTCATCGACGGTCTTCCTGTCGATCAAATCGAGTCCGTTACCCTCGACACGGCTATCACGGGATCGACGGGCATCGCCTCGGGCGAAGCCTTCGGCTCGGGCGGGACCGTTGCATTCCAGTACATCATCGGCGTTACGGGCATCGCCTCGGGCGAAGCCTTCGGCTCCGGCGGCGCAACGGGGCTTAACATCGCGGGCGTCTCCGGCATTGCCTCGGGCGAGGCGTTTGGATCGGGCGGCGTTGTCGCCGGGCCGCTTGTTGGCGTGTCCGGCATCGCCTCGGGCGAAGCCTTCGGCTCGGGCGGGACCATCTCCTCGAATACAGTCACGGGGACGGCGGGCATTCCCTCGGCGGAAGCTTTCGGCGCGGACGGGGCCGTCGGGAGCGTCGGCGGGCCGATTGTCGGCGTTACGGGCATCGCCTCGGCGGAAGCCTTCGGCTCCGGCGGAATCGTTGCGGGGCCGATCTATGGCGATACAGGCATCCCGAGCGCGGAAGCTTTCGGCTCCGGCGGGAACGTCTACACACTCATCTCGGGGACGGCGGGCATTCCGAGCGGGGAAGCCTTCGGCTCCGGCGGCTCGATCTATTGGGGCTTGTGGGGAGCCGTGGGCATCGAGTCGGAAGAAGCTTTCGGAAACTCCGGCGCGGTCCTGTCACTCGACACCGCGAACTCGAACTTCGCCGTCTTCATCAATGGCGTGAATATCTCTCCCTACCTTCGGGAGAACAGCATCTCCGTTAATCGGCAATTGAACTTTCAAGCCTCGGCGTCCTTCGCCGCCGCCGACGAGTCGGGAAGTTGGGAGCCTGTCATCGGGCAACCCGTCGTGATCTACTTCTTCGATGAAGACATGACGGAGGCCGAACACGGCTTCTATAAGCCCGGCTCCGATGGATGGGTTCGGATCTTCGCCGGAACAATTGACTCTATTGATTGGGGCCGCTACCACTTGCAGGAGCCGACGCGGGACTTCTCGGTTCAGTGTTCCGACTATGGGAAGTCGCTTTCTCGCCGCCTCCTCACGATGAAGTACACGGGCGACGACTACGGAACCTTGACATCAATCCTCGAAGACTTGCAAGAACGCATCTTCACGCCGGAAGGCATTACTTGGGTGAACCGTGGCGATCCGGGGACGGTCCTCGGCGATCTCGATTTCTCCTATACGCCGCTCAATGAAGTCCTCGACCGCCTCGCGGAAGCGACGGGATGGGATTGGCAATTTGATTTCTACCGGAACCTCTACTTCTACGACCGCCCGGCGACGACTACGTCCGCGCCGTTCGACATCACGGAAGCGACGAGCGGCGTCAATGGGCAATTGTGGACCGATCTCCGCGTTCACCGGGATCGGGGACTCTACCGGAATCGTCAGAATGTGAAGGCGTCCATCGCGCCGGAAGCCGCGCGGCTCACGCGTGATTTCATCGTTCCGATCAACACGGTAACGCCGTATAACATTTTCTGGAATGGCTTCTTGTTCTCGGCGTGGGAGTGGAATAACAAGCTCTCCCGTATCGAGGAAGTCCGCGTTAATGGGACGCCCGTCGTGTTGTGGCGTCCGGGCGAGGCGGCTCCCTCGGGATGGGAGTTCCATCAAACCGATCCGACGGTTCTCGACTTCTATCGCAACTCGCCTACCTTCGATCAGTACCCCATCGGGACGGTTCTCTCCGTTGACTTCACGCTCACGACCGATTTCCCCGAGCCTGTCCTGTCCGAGAACTCGGCGGAGATCGCCGCCCGGCAAGCCATCGAAGGCGGAACGGGCATCTATGAGGCGCTCGAAACCCTTACCGATATTTCTGACGCCGCCATGGTTCAGGAGTACGCCGACAACCTTCTCACCCGCTTCGGCGTGATGGGCCTTGAATTGGATTTCAGTACGCACCGCTACGGCTTGGAGCCGGGCATGTCTACCGTCGTCAATCTCCCCGGCATGGACATCAACGAGACGCTTATTGTCGAGTCGATCACGTTGCAGGAAGAAGCGAAGCGCGTCCTCCGGCAAACGGTGAAGCTCTCGAATCAGATTCAGCAACGCGACGCACTCACGGCGATGCACCGCTTGATTAAGCGCATCCGCAAGTCGGCGCGGGCGCAAGAAGTGAACATCCCCTTCGACATCGCGAAGACTCTTCCGGGCATCACGAACCCCGGCGCGGAAGTCGGCGTTTGGGGGAACCCGTTCATCGTCCCCTACGACAATTTCACACTGAAAGATTTCTCCCTCTACTTCGCGACGCCTCCCTCGGGCGGCTTCTTCGAGATGCGGATTCTCCGCAACGGGACAAACATCTTCAACACGAACCCGCAATATACCGACGGGATCACGGCGATCCTCACCTTCAACGACTTCGCCGTCCCGGTCCTTGTCAAGGACGATATCCTCACGATGGAAATTCTTTACGTCGGCTCGATTCAACCGGGCAAGAACGGGATCGGCGTTCTGCGAGGCTACATCTAATGAGTCTCGTTCGTTTTCACGCCTTCGACGCCGCGCTTCACAATCGACAGACGGAGGCGTTCGATACGCTCGTCAGCGATCAGGGCGATAACTTGGACGGCTTCTATGGAAGCTCTTCCTACTATCAGGAGGATCTCGCGTTTTCCGTTATGAATACGGGCTTCGGGCGGAGTCCCTACGAACATAATTTTGGTAATGGCTCCGGCGGCGTTTCGACTCTTTGCTTCGGCATGCACTTGAAGACCTCACGAGGAACCGGAGGAACCTTCGACGGGAATTCCGACTTCTTCCAAGCGCGGCATCGGGATATCATGCTCACCGTCACTAAGCAGTTCGCGCTCGCGATCCGCGCGGACGGGCGCATCGAACTATGGAGCGGAGGGACAGGCTCGAACTTTACGGGAACGCTTCGGGCCGCAACCGATCCGGGCGTTGTCGAACAAGATGTATACCATTGGTTCGAGTTCGTTGTTACCTCGCCCGCCGGAATTCAAATCTACCGGGACGGGAGCCTTATCCTCGACGAGGCCGGAGCGCAAACCGTGAAGGGCGGGATCGCGCCGACGACGTACACGCTCGCGGGCTTCGTATGGGAAAACTTCGGGTTTCCGATGTTCGTCGCCGATAACTTCTATTTGCGGAACGATGCCGTCCTGATGGGCGAGAAACGCAACACGACGAACTACCCTACCGACGACGACACCATCGCCGATATCGAAGTCTCGAATCTCACGCCCGTCCTTCATCCCTCCCTCACGGTTCTATTCGCCGGGCTTCCGACGTATGCCGGAATGATTCTTGAGCGGAAGAACTTTCCCTATACGGGATGCGCCTATCACGACGAAGACAATTCTTCCTTGCGCGTCGCCGCCGGGGATACGGGCCGGGGCGTCTTCCGCTTCCTTCGTTGGTTCCCCGTCGGCACAATCGACGCCTTGAGCGTAACGATTGCGTTCCGTGGCGCGACAGGCTCCGCCGGACATCGCATCCGCCCCATCATCAGGGGAAGCGTCGATTCATACGGGGACTGGTATGACTTCGACGGCTCGAACCGCTACACAATCAAACAATGGATCTTTACGGTGGACCCGGAAAACTCCGATCCATGGGACGAGGAGGATTTCTCTAATCAGTTTTGGACGTTTGGATTCGAGATCGAAGGCGGCTCGAATGTTGCGTATGTATCACAATTGACTGTAGAGCGGATGCACGAAGCCGGAACCGGGGCAACCGCCGACTACGCCATAGGAAGATAATCTCTTGCCACTTGACCATAATTCTTTATTCCTCCTCCTCGGGAAGATCGCCGCCGCGCTCACGGCTCTCGCTACAATTTGGAAATTTGTAGGCGCTCCGTTATATCGTTTCTCGACGAACCTAGGAACCCTTCCCGCGAAGGTGGATCAACTCGCGGCGCAATTCACCCGTAACGGCGGCGCGACGCTGCGAGATTCTATCGAGCGGATCGAAGTCCTCACGGCGCGGGGAGAGCAGCGGGATCGTATTCTTCTTGGACTCGTTCCCTACGGCATTCTTGAATTCGACGGCGCGGGAATTTGCATCCTTCTGAATCGGACCTATGTCCGATGGACGGGCCGGGATGAGAAGGAGATCCTCGGGCGCGGATGGATTAACGCGCTACACCCGCGAGACCGCGAGCGCGTCTCTCGGGAGTGGACGAACGCCCTCGTCGAGAATCGCAACTATGAGACGACTTTCACGCTTCATAATCCCGATTCGGACTTGAGCATCTTCGTTGCTTGTAAAATCGTTCCTATGCGTCCCGGCATAAAGGATAACGAGCCGCCTATCGGCTACCTTGCGATTCTCCACCGGGAAGAACATCCTCATGAGGACTAAAAATATGAAACTCTCCGCCGCGCTCCTCTTCGCGCTCTCCCTCGCCGGACAAGCTCCGCCGACGTTGACCGTCACCGTTTCCCATCAACCCTATGAAGTCTTCAAGGCCGCGTTTGGCGGAGGTTTGCGAGGCGTCGGACTCTATCAGGCGACAGTCTGCAACAAGACCGACGGCGGAATGCGAATCTCCGAAGGCGTGATCGTGCAAGCCATCGAGAAGAAAGTCGGGACCGTCAATCCGGCGCTTGCGATCTCGACAGCGAACCGGGCGCGGACAAAGGGCAAGAAGTACCGGATTGCGAAAGCCGCCGAGTACGCCCTTCTCGGCGGTTCTCTCTTCACGGCGGGCGGAACCATCGCCGCCTCGAATGGCGTTAAGCTTGGACTCGTCGCGGCGCAAGGCTTCGCCGGGAAGTTTTCCGAGGACGCTCGCGCCGAGGCCGGACTCGACATCAGCGCCCTCGCTCAATTCCTCGATCCGGGGCGGACGACCGTTCTCGACGCCCGGAGTTGCTCGTCTCGCCTCGCGCTTGGCGCATTCAAGAAAACATTCGATCCCTTCGAGGTACAAATCCCGTGACAACACTTATCAACCCCGCACAACTCAACGCCTCCGGCTCGGCGGATCTCGACGGGATCGTCGTCGCGATGCTCTCCGCGTACCTCCTTCAGGCTTGCAAGGAGTCGAAGACCGGGCTTCTTTCATTTGTGAAGCCGGAGACGGCGCGGATCTTCTCGGCGCTCCTCGCCGTCGCCGCCGCCGCCGGGATCTCGACGAGCTACTCAATCGACGGCGGCGTCCTCACGATCTCCGGCTTGACCGCCGCCGGGATCGCTAAGTTCGCATGGCTCGCGACGAAGCAATTTGCGATGCAGGAATTCGCCTTCCGTATCGGGATCAAGCTCCCCGACGCGGTAAAAGGGGCGTTTCCTCTTCCGCCGGGCGCTCAACCCGGCGAAACGTCCTCCGGGGCAACTGATGGACAGGACCGTAAGGGGCCGTAGAAGCCCCTACAACGCGTTTTCGATGGGGTTATCGTGGTTCGATAACCCCTCATCGTTTTCGGGGGCCTTCTTGCGGCTCCTATGCGTTTGTGTTCTCAGCGAAGAATAAGCGAACACTTCGGGGAAGGCGTAAAGGCCGGGCGGTAGGCAAAAACAACGCGGAAGAGCCTTCCGACTTCTTCCGCGTGTGGATCATGGGAGCGGGGGAGAGACTTGAACTCTCGACCTTCGGTTTATGAGACCGACGTTCTACCAGACTGAACTACCCCGCTAAAAGTTTAAGGCGGCGCATCCGCCGGGAGCGCCGCCTAATCGGTAACTCAGAAAGTACCGACGCCGTTGATTCAGCTTACCGCTACAGCTTGGGGCGCGTCAACTGAAATCCGCAACCCATTGAGTACAGCATCCTGAAGCCGGGCGAGGGATGCGACATAGATCGTCGCCTTCTGAACCGGGGCATCTCCGCGAAGGACCTCTTCCCGAAGGACGGAATACTCGACCTTGCAGGATGGACAGACGGCGGACGTGAAGGCGGGGAACGCGGTGATCTCCGGCATGGAGAGAATCGTCTCGCATTCACACGGTAGTATGATCCGCATTGGCGTTTCTCCTTTCCTCATGATGATAAGCGCTCATGAGGAACCTGTCAAGAGTAAATAAAAAGAGGCTCCCCTTTCGAGGAGCCTTGAGAAGGACACGGACACAAACTAGAAACTTGGATCGCGGTACGTGCGACGGATGCCGATGTTCGCGCGTCCGTAGCTCGATCCCGCTTGGATGTAGGAGCCGTCACGCCGCCGGGAGAAGACCGTCTCGGCTCCGCATCCCGCCGAATTGCGTAGATAGATATATTCCGCCGAGCCGTCTTGTTCCGTACCCTTGACGACTTGCGCGATGTCGTCCCGCATCGTGAACTGATGACCGCTCGGGGATACCTTGACAATCGTCCCCGCGTAGGAGTCCGAGCCGATGCTCCGCGTCACACCGACGCCAACGACCGGAACGACTTTCCCCTCGGCGTTCTCGAAGCGAAGCTCGCGATTGGGTTCGACGGCGTTATTCCGAGCGAGGACCGCTTCCGCCGTCGATGGCGTCGCGATGTCGATGGTACACCATTCGCAGCGGCTCCAAACGTATTCCTTCAGGCGGAGTTCCGCCTCCGCTTTCTTCCGGGAAATGGCGCTCGTTTCCGTCAAGCAAGAAAGTACCGTCCCGCCATGGCCGGAAAGCAAGACGCTCTCCATATCGGCGTGGTAGTAGTCGATCTTCTCGCCGTCCTTCGTGATTACCACGGGATACCCGTTCGCGATGGCGAAGGTCTTTCCGGCTTGCGTCGCCTCGAAGAGTTCGGCGAGGGTGAGTGTGATTGTGTTGTCGCTCATGAGTTGATTCTCGTCTTTCGGGAGGAAGAATGCAATAGTACTAAAGTACCGATTTAATAACCCGCCTTGCGGTTCGCCTCGACCATCTCTTCAACCGTGTCGAAGATCGCCGTCTTCCCTTTCATTGTCTCCGGCGTGAACATCCTAATCCGGCTCAAAATACGGAGATAGTTTGTCATGTTGCCATTCTTGACGCCGAAGAGCGCCGAGCCGGAGCAATGCGTCTTGTGTTGCTCGTTGGGTTCCTCATGGCACCAAAACGCGAGGCCGTCGGGATTGCAAGCGTTCGCCGCGATCTCTTTCGCGCGGGCCGGGCGGAGCCGGACGGCTTTCCCCGTCCGGCGGAATGGACACGTTGCACACGGCGCGGGAAGGAGCGCTTGCACGCTCATACAACCTCGCGCGTCAACTCGCGGACTTGCGACGCGGGAACGGTGAAGAAGCCGCGCTCCGGCTTCCAACATCCGGCTTTGGGGAAGTCGAGAAGGTGATGAGTACAATCCTGTCGGAGGACTTCCGGGCCGGGCCGGGCGATGTTTTGGGGCGTGACCGGGCCGCAAGCGACGACCGTCGCGGCGTTCCCGACGAGGTAGATGTCGGCGAGGAAGTAACCCTCGTGACCGCAATAGCGGACGATAGCGCCCATGCAGCTTTTCTTGAGTGTCGATGGTTTCGGCATGTTTTTTCTCCTGAGGAGGAAGGGGAGCGAAGGCGCTCCCCGTTCCGGGCTTAGTTTACTTTCTCTCCAATCTGGAACATGGAGCCGAGGGAGATAGACGACTCTTGCGCGATGTTCGGGCGGAGCGCCTTGAAGGATTCCGTAAACGCGTTGTGCAAACTCCACGCGGTACGGGGAGTAAATTCTTCATGCGGAGGCGTGAAGTAGTTCTTCGCGACATCGTGAACGAGGCGCGTCGGCATGACACCCTTGAGGGCCGCGTCGAGGATGAGGGACTTCGCGACGGCGTCCTTCAACGTGATCCCCTTGAGGCGATCCGTGTCGGCTTTCAGGGCGTCGAACTGTCCGAGGGCGCGGAGGACGCCGCCGTCGATCTCAGAAACGAGATTCAAGCCGGACGTATGCTTCCGCGTCAAGGTGATGCACGAACCGGAGAGCGCCATGTTATCGCAGACGAACACGCTCATCCCGGCAACGAGTGAGATCGCCATGCTCTTATCATTGGCGGCGCGGAAGCCGAGGGCGAAGGCGAAGTCGGCGGAGGCGTGTTCGAGGATGAAGGTTCCGAAAATTTTCATGCCGTCGGTTTGAACAGCGAACTCTTCCCGAGCGACGCGGAAGTCCCGGCGGACGAGCGAGCGCTCAATCGTTTCGACGAGTTCCGCGTGAGCAACGGGAACATGCGAAGCGGTACGGGCCGGAGGCGTGATAAGCGCCAATTGTTGACGGTCAACCTTCACGGCTCCAGTGTGAGCGCAAAGGGTAGCGGATGCTTGATTCGTGTCGAGGTTCATTGTGTTTTCCTTTCGTGTCCCGTGTCCCGGAACAACTTCAGTATGCCTCATGAGGAGGAGGAAAGCAATAGTAAAAATAAAAATAGTTGAACTTTTTTTTTTCGCCGCGCTCGTGGCATACTGAAAGAGCAATGACGATCACCCTCGCCGTGATAAAATAGGAACCATGCGCGTCTCCGTAAAGCTAAGAAATCGAAGGGCTTCTCTCTCATGGCCGTTCCCGGACGACCTCCCCGCCTATTTCTCCTATACGGTCCCGAACTACCGCTTCATGCCCGCGTTCAAGCTCGGCGATTGGGACGGGACGCGATGCCTGATGGAAGGGAGCCGCGTCCCGACGGGTTTGTTCTTGGCGATGAAGGACAAGATCGCCGAGGAAGCTAAGATCCGATGGAAGATCAAGGACCTCCGGCGCTTCCCGGAGTTTTACGTCGTCCCGAACGAAGCGCCGGGCTTCAAGGTTCGCCCGTACCAGAACGACGCCGTCGAAGCGATGATCGCCGCGTCTAATTCAGGAGGAATACTTCTTAACGCGACGGGGACGGGGAAGACGCTCATAGCGGGACTGTATTTCCGGCGGCTCGTCGGGCGGGCCGTCTTCGTGGTCGATGAACTCACGCTCCTCGAACAAGCGCGGGAGGAATTGAAGGCCGTTATTGGGGAGGAAGTCGGCATCGTCGGGAAGTCGCAATTCAAGCCGAAGCGGATCACCGTCGCGACGATCCAAACGCTACGCATGCACGCCGAGACGGAACTCTTTCAGGCATGGGCGGAGCGCCTCGAAGTCATGATCGTCGATGAGCTTCATATCATGCTCAACCGACGACAGGAAGAAGTGATCGCGTTGTTTCGTCCGAAGGCCGTGTTCGGGCTTACCGCGACGCTGGAAATCGAGAAGGAAGATGTCAAGTACAAAGCCTTTGCGCTTTGCGGTCCCGTCATCTTTCAGTACGGTTATTCCTCAGGAGTTTCTCAGGGATTCTTGACGCCGGGCGTCGTTGTCGGCGCGGACTTGAAACGCTCCTCCTCACGAATCGCGGAGGAAGAAGGGGAGGGACTTGGACACGTTCGTTATATGGGTTCTTACCATCGCGACATCGTCTTCTCGAAGACCCGGAATGACTTCATCGCGGACCTCGCACGGGCCGGAGTGGAACGCGGTTACATGGTAGTCGTTTTGGTTGAGCGCGTCGCGCATTTGGAAGAACTCGCCTCCCGTCTCGACGATCTTCCTCACGATGTAGTTTGGGGCGGGCGAGCCGTCGAGGAGCGCGTCAAGGCGAAGAAGAAATTCGAGAAGGAGAAGATCCGGCTAATCCTCGCGAACAAGGTCTTCAAGAAGGGCGTCAACCTGAAGAAAATAAGCATGATGATCGACGCCGCGAGCATGAAAAACAAGAACGACGCCGTCCAAAAATACGGGCGAGGAGTTCGGCTCGCGGATCAGAAAAACGGGCTTCTGTACTTCGACATCGGCGAGCGGGGCCGGGCGAAAGACAACCTCTTCGTGAAGGCAACAAGGGACCGCCGCGCCGCCCTCGCCGCCCTCGGCGTCCCCGTCGAAAGCGTCCGGCTCCGGCTCGGCGCGGAGGAGGTTCTCAACGTCGCGGAACGGCTTCTTGCGCGTCACGCCAAGTTTCGCACATGATGAACACTTTGGGGAAACCATTAAAGGGGGGACGGTGAACCCTTTAGGGTTCACCGT